ATCATCAAGGGGCATCCTCTGGATGCACCGCCCCTGTAACCTTAACCGTCCCTTTTAGTAGGGTAGGAGGCCGGGGCTTCTCCGGCCCCGGCCTCTGTAACCAACGGAGATGGAGGATTGAAAGATGGCAGTAGATACTACCTATCAGCCCAAAACATATCGAAAAGACGGCGGCGACAAGATAATCGTTGCTAGTGGCGGGAATATTACCGTCGAAAGCGGCGGAACCGTCACTGTCGAAAGCGGCGGCGTCGTGACCATCGCGGCGGTCGGCGGTCTGAAGATCGGCGTCGATAATGTCGGCGTCGCTACCATTGCCGACGTGAGTGCAAACGCAGCTGAGATCAACATGGCGGCAGATAGTTCCGTAAATTCCGAAATCGTGACGGCGACCAATATTATTTTGGCAGCGGAAAGCGGATCAACCTATTTCCTCAATTCGGCAACCGAGTTTGCATCGACCCTTCCCGCTCCGGCCATTGGCCTTCGGTTCACATTCATCGTGAAGGCGGCTCCATCAGGGGCATCCTATACCATCCTCACCAATGCCTCGGCAAACATCTTGCGGGGTCATGTTCTCCCCGCTGACGGAGCTGCAGGAGATACCGAAGAGTCCGGCGGCGATACCATCACGATCGTTGACGGCCAGGCGGTCGTCGGGGATCGCGTCGACGTCATTTCGGATGGAACATATTGGTATGTTCAGGCGGCCTGCAAGGTTGCCGCCGGTATCACCATTACGACAGCGAGCTAACCTTTTCTCCGGGCGGGGTAGGCAATGCCGCCCCGCCTTTTTTGAATGAGGATCGAACCATGAAAAAAATTATCTTGATATTGGCCCTGGCCCTGGCCTTCTTGACATCCTCAGTGTGGGCCGCAACTCCCGGAACCTGCGTCCAAACGCCCTATCAACTTTCTCCGATGTCCTTTATGGTGCGATTCGTTTGCACGGACTCGGCCGATGGCGGGGGAATGGCGACACAGACGATCCCCGCAAGCACCATGGCCGAACTGATCGGTAACTATTTCCTCTATTCCGTCACGGCTTATCGGACAGTCGGCGGAACGGCGCCGGATGCTGCCGATATTCAGGTGCTGATGAATGGCATGGATTTGCTCGGCGGAAAGGGCGTCAATCTAATTCCTGCGACAGCCACGCCAAACGACACCCTTCCATACAGCGCCTTCATGGCGTCATACCGATACGTGCGGATCAATAACACCATCACGATGCCGATAGCAAACCAGGCAACGGCCTCGGCAAACTATACCATTGACCTTGATTTTGAGAGGTGACGGCCATGAAGAAACTACTTTCAATCCTGATCATCCTCCTGGCCTTCGGGCAGGCCATGGCCTTCCCGCCGAGTCCACCGTCGAGCGGCGGTTCCACCACCGTTGTCGACGCCCTTACCTCAACCTCCTCGACATCGGCCCTTTCTGCCGGGCAGGGGAAGATTCTGAATGATGGGAAGGCTCCTGCCGCCGTCCATACCTACGGCCTCGAATCTGCAAAGCCCGCAACTTGTACCGCTGGGCAAGGCACCTACTTTGCAACCAATACAAATGGCGGGACTTTGTATTTCTGCGATTCGACGAACCACTGGACGGCTTTTTGGGCACTTGGAGCGGACGGCACATACCAATGGAATGTACTGAATAATACAACCTTCACCCCAACCGCTAGCACATACGGTATGGCCTTTGTAGGCGGTGTGCCGAAGTTTATCATCAATGGGACGAAGTTTTCTCCAGCTTACTCGGCGGATGGATCTCCGGTGACGGACCCGGCCTCTATTGCAACGGCGCAGACCCTTACCAACAAAACCTTTACCGGCGAAACCTACCCTACCTACGCCTCCACTGGCACCACCGACCAAGGCACGAAAAACATTAACATTGACGGTGCGTCTTATGGTGATTACCTCTATTCACCACTGGCAGGCACAGCGGGAACCTACACGCCGGTCATTACCTCTGCTCCAGGATCGGGGAATGTTCGGTACATTACTTTGACTCTTGGCGGGGGGACGAACGGGATCACTACTATAACCTGGACGAATGTGGATACTATTGGGGGCACGATGGCTACGGCGGTCACGGCTACAAAATTCAGCCATTATGCCTGTAAAATCCCGGCAAGCGGTCATGCTCAATGCGCCGTAATTGGCGAGAATAAGGACTATTGATATGAGACGATTTATTATTTCCTTATGCTTTTTGTTGATCGCTACACCTTGCTTCTCGGCAGGTCCGGGGATATTCATGGGGGCAGGCTCAGGGGCGGCGGCTCCCGTATGTGCTGGTACAAATAGTTGGATAGGGTACGGTGGAGGAAGTACATATTCGGGAACATATAATACTTGGGCAGTTCAAACACAAGTATCTAATTGGAAAACTCCTGCCGGAGTTTCAAAAGTTTGCTCATTAAAACAAGATGCGAGAGTAGTAAGCGGATCAGGGAATGTACGAATGTCTCTCTACGATACATCCTGGAATCTAATATGCCAATGCTCAAGTGAAATAGCTGTTACATCAGCAGGTTATTATGAATGTGCATATCCCAACCTAACAGGACCTTGCAACGTATCTCCAGAAACAGATTATAAATACGCCGTTACAAAAGATGGGGATACCCAGCTTCATTATGAATCAGAAGCGGCAGGATCTGGATGGATCTATGGTGCTGAGTATACAGGTGGATTCCCTGCAACTTGGACCACAGAAACAACAACCGCACTCATGGCACATGGGGTAGTAGGGGTTCAATAATGCGTAGAATAGTTTTTCTAATTGTTGTTTTTCTATCACTTCCTTGCCCATTATGGGCAGCGGGAACAACTCGCTATGTTGACGGGACACTGGCGGCAAGTTGTACGTCGGGTGAGTATTCCATTGCCAATCGCACCTGCACGGGTTCGGATGGAAACGCCTATAAGACGTTTCAGGCCGGGTTAAATGCGACCCTAACGGCTAGCGATATGCTGTACCTAAGAGCCGGAAACTATTATGAGGATGAGCTTGTCACAAAGGCGAGCGGATCTTCAGGGACGGTAATCACGATTGCTAAATATCTTTCTGAAACGGTTAATATCTCTAGGATCACCATAGCCCATAATTACAATACTCTTTCTGGATTGCATGTTGTGACTCTCGGATTAGGCAACACGGCCTATGCGGGAATCGTCATCACCGGAAGCTATAACACAGTTTCCGGGAACACCATCCATGGCGTCACGCCTATGTACACCACAGCCGGAGCTTACGGGATGACTGTGTCCGGGGCGAGTAATACGATTTTCGGGAATACCTTCGATGGGGGCCTTTGCTATGCGGGGAAACACACAGGATCGAACGGAAGTGCCACATTGGTGGATTCCACAAAAGCATGGTCAGCCGGAGAACTCAACGGCACTGCAATCAGAAATTGGGACCAGGACGCGAACTGTCTCAGTGTAACCAATACTGCGGCGACGGAGATCACCTGCCCACTGGCCGGAGGGGTCACATGGAATACGGGCGACGGATATGTGGTAGGGAATAGCATTTATATTTCGATACTTAACGAGGGAGATTCCAACACTTATTCAGGGAACACTTTTAAGAGAATCTGTGACTCTGAAAGAATCTTTGATCTCGATAAAAACAACGGACATATCACGGGCAATGAATTTTACAGTATTTATGAGAGTCATTCCAATGCTGCTCCACATACAGATTTATTCCAGGTTCAGTCCGCAGGTTCGGGGGGAACGACCTTTCACGGCTGGATTATTGAAAACAACTATGCTCACGACATCCAAGGTCAAATAGGGATTAATGAGAGTCCGGACAGCGATCAACCGAAGATCCGGAATAATGTCTTTGCAAACATCAACCAGGCGGAAATGCTTGGTGGAGATATTTACAACAATACTTATTTCAACTGTGGCGGGAATAATGCATCATCAGATCATAGGATTATAGCGATAGGCGATGGGAATCTTGTTAAGAATAATGTTTTTATCGCAGCTGTGACAGACGACACCCAAATCACGGGCGTGGGGATTCCTACATCTTGCGTTACCCCCCCAGTTATCCTAAACAATTATTACGGCATGGTGGACTTCACGGCAAGGAATAGTGCGACTGTGACGGGCGCACCGGTGGTTTGCTCAGGTAGTAAAGAGGACGTTCGGCTAGGAGATACCATGGCGGTCAATGGTGGCGATCCGAAGTTCGTCGCCCCTTATACGGACTGCGTGAATAACACATGCAATTTCCATTTACAGTCGAGCAGTCCATTAATTGGGAAGGGTGTTCAGCTCAATGCTTCATTCACGGTTGATAAGGATGGAGTGACTCGCGGTGCGGCCTGGGACATCGGGGCCTATGAATATGGCGGCTCTACACCTTCTTCCGCCACCATGTCCGGCGGGTCTTGGACTGGTAGATTTTAATTCTGTTCGGAAAGGTGCTCAGTTCTAAGGCTTTGTAACAAATTCAGTTCAATAGGATGGTTATGAATGGGAGATCCGAGTCCGATGGCAATAGCCCTTATAGGCGTGATAGGTGGTATCCTTGTCTGCATGATCAGCCTTTTGATTGCAATGGTAGTAGGGCTGAAGAAGGATGTGGAAGGGAACTATACGACCACCAACCGGAAGATTGATGCTATCACAGATCGTCTGCTCCATATGGTTCTGTCGGAAGATTACAAGTCCGACAAGAAGATGGTAGACCTCAAACTTGACGAACATGGGGATCGGATACTTACCCTTGAGATTCGGGTGAAGAACGTAACAGGGGGCAAAGATGATAAACAATAAGCCTTTATACCTGACGATTCTCTCAATGCTATCCTTCCTTGTCGTATCTCTTATAGTCATAATCATCATGGCCCTCTGGCCTTACGAACCCATGAGGATAGACAAGTTTCTCGTGGATAAGACAGAAGTCTGCCGGGGGGGTGTCGTCACGTTTCAATTTGTAGGTGAGAAGATGACTGATGTTTCCCCAGACATCTCTGTGGATTTTGTAGACGGTGAGGCCATACCGCTGATGACATACGCAGGCGCGAATCCAAAAGGGACACTCCTGAAGGCACGGAGCTTTGTCGTACCGTTTCATTCAAAAGTAAATCAGGATTATCAAATAAGATGGACGGCGAAGTATCCTATGAATATCTTTAATAAAGTGACAATTACAAAGCTCAGTCCTTTTGTGAAGGTTTTGGACTGTCAGCCTCAACGGGGGATTCAAGGTAAGCAGGGCGTCCCTGGTAAGAACTTCTGGGGGAAGTGATCGACAAGCGACCCAAAAACGTGGTAGGTTTGTAATAAACAGGCAGGCAGCCCATAAATAAAAAATAAGGAGGAAACAGATGACCGACAACGTATTAAACAAACTCGAATCGTTGCGACTCGCTACTCTAATAATGTGTCAGAGTGCGACGGCAGGTAAAGGAGAGGGGCGGCCATCCCCATCCGAAGTATTAATGGAAGCCAAAAAGATTCACGACTGGCTAAAGGACGACAAAGGATAACTTAACAAGGCGCTGCCTGCCTTTTATAGAACGTGGTAGGATGAGGGCAATGGAGGGGATTTATGGGTTGGGTTATTATTATAATAGGTAGTGGACTTGCATTTCTCGGCGTTTATCTTATAGGATTTATTTCTTATACCGATGATTTTACGGAGATCATTGTGGGGAGATCTCTTGGGCTGATGTCCATTGTCGTGGCTTATTTTTCCATCCATGCTGGTCTTCGTTTAATACAAATGTGAGGGGGGATTTATGATCTGCGATCATTTCAACAATAACGGGGATTTTGAACGGGTGGCCGGCCGAAAACTGACCGACGATGAGGCCCGGTTTATCCATGTGGCCTACTCGCAGAGCGAGATTATCGAAGCCCTTTATAAACAGGCAGTCTTGATTGATCCTCCCTACGCCAATGATCTTTACACGAAGTTTCTCGCGGGAGGTCACGACCCTGACAATTTGATCAAGAATGCTTTCCCTCAAATCATCGCGCAAGGAAAATCGGAGCCAGCCGTTCCTCTACCCGTGCCGGATGGAGGACTGGCCCCTCAGCAGACGGGGTTTGTCACCCCGAAGGTTCCGGGGCCGATATTCATGTCCTCGCTTCCCATGCCTGATGGTCTTTTGATAGGGACGTATAGACCAGCAAGGATTCTGCGCTTTGACGGAGCGATCCATGAGGAGTTGGCAACCGGGGCAGAGTCATTTTACTTCCCGTGGATGTGTCCCGATGGTCAACCGATATGGACTACCGAATGTGACCATGCTGCAATTTATGGGCGTGACTTTGAGGGTGATTGGTGTAAGCATAACACAAGCCCCCTCGAAAACGCTCTTACCTTCGAGCCCTACCGAATCGGCGACAACCTCTATTGCTGGCGCCCGGACTATGCCGGGGCAACCTCTGGCACAATAATCAAAGGTGACGTGAACGGATTAAACTGGACACCTTACAGGACGCTCTCAGGGAAGCAGCTCTTGAACATGGGGAGCGATGGGAACACTCTTCGGCTTGTCGGGAACATGAACGGATATCCCATAGTTACAGATGATACGGGGAAGGTGATTTACAAACGAGAAGAATACGCTGACAACACCTATGCGTATTGCATCGGAAACAATGGCGTCTGGAACTTCGGTGCAAATTCTCTGAGCGAAAAGACTGACCACCGGAGAGCCTACATAGATGTTTGGGATGGCAATCTTCATTCAGTGTGCGATCTTGACCGACCCTGGGTCATGGATATGCAGGTTTTTGATGGGCATAGGTACGCTCTATCCTCTGTCTGGAATGAGACAGATCACCAGACGGCACAACTCCATAGATCAGATGGTGGACAGAAATGGGAGCATGTTTGCGACATTCCGATGCCCTCGGCGATCAGTATGAGCTTCGTTCCGGGCGGGGTGTATATCAGCGGCGGACTTTACGGGCAGTGGGGCGCGGTGTATTTCGTGAAACTAGAGGATGCGGCATGAACCCCGTTTTCCTTACCCTCTCAGACAAGCAGATAATGGCCTTAACCCTTTACGGAGAGGCAAGGGGTGAGCCGTGCGAGGGGAAAATTGCTGTGGGATCGGTTATTCTTGAGCGGGTCGAGCATCGGGATTGGGACGGGAAGACAATCCCCGAAGTCTGCCTTAAGCCGTGGCAGTTCTCATGCTTTAACGAGAAAGACCCGAATTACTGGATAATGGTTCATATTGCAGAGCATTGGGATTATGAGATGAAGTACAATAAGTATCTAAATGACTGCTACACGATTGCCAGCGGGTTGATTGATGGTTCAATTACCCGAACAAAAGAAATCGCTGAAAACCATGCCACTCAGTACATCCGGATCGACTGTAACGCACCCTGGGAGAAGGAAATGAAAAAGGTTACAACGATTGGAGGTCATGATTTTTACGCATGAAAGGCACGGCGGCCAAACTCAAACAGGAGGCCCGGAAACAGAAAAGGGCGAAGAGAAAAAAGAAAGGACGGAAACCATGAAGTGGAAAAACTGGTTCACGACACTGAGCGGACTTTTGGCAGGACTACCGACGATCATTAACCAGATCACGCCGATCCTCCCGCCGAAATGGGCAGCGATCCTTTCGGCTCTTGGGGTTATTCTGACTGGTTTGAGCGCAAAAGATTTCAACGAAACGGGGAAATGAGATGCCCGCCTGGATGATCCGCCTCATTCTCTCGACGGTGATCCGAATCCTCGGCGCGATGCTGAAGCGGTATGAAAACCTCACTCCAGAGCAGAAGGCGACAGTGAAAAAGCAATGGAGCGACAACATTGTCCTTGAAAGGCCCGTAAACACGGATAGGTGACGAGATGTCTGACATCAACTACCCACTCGAATATTGGAAAGAGTTCCCCGGACCATTCCCGCAACTGTGTTTTGTGGATAATGCCTTCGGGGGTTTTTCTCTGCTCGTCAAAAAGAAGACCCACGGCCCTTATGGGCATTTCATGTACCTGATCGGCAAGAATCGGCTCGCTTCTCAGTGGTGGTATTTCCAGTTGCAGAAGCTCGATCAGTATGAAGGGGATTATATCAAGTTTGTCGATATTCCGGCGTGGACGGATGGGCAACGGACGGAGATGTTGAGGGCGATCAATGCAGATCTTGATCTTCCCTGGTACAGGACGCTCTATGACATACCGGGCGTGATCGGGGAGTGGTTTGGCTGGAATTGGTGCAACCTGCCGGGGTTCGATTTCTGCTCAGAGCGGGGGAAGTACATCCCCGGCTATGACCTGAAACACCCGTCACCTGTGGAGCTCGACCAGTGGACCCGGACCCACGGTGGATCGGTCACGGGCCGGTATAATCCGGGGGAGTGAGGAATGATATGCAACTGAAACTTTATTCACCGCCCGCAATCGAGCCTGTCAGCCTGCAGGACATGAAGGATCACCTCTTTCTGAGCTCAGGGGCCTTTATTGACAATCTCTCCCCTTCACAGTCCATCGTTCCCGGTTCTCATGCCACCACAACCGGATATGGCCTGAAGGGGACCGGCGTTTCAGTCCTTGGATATCAGGCCGTCGTGGTCCTCGATTCAGGGACAAATCAGGCGACGGGGACGCATGACTGTAAGATTCAGGAATCGGATGATGACGTTGACGCCCATTATACCGACTGGACCGACGGCGCCTTCACCCAGGTGACGACGGCCAACGACAATGCAATCCAGAAGATCGCCTACACAGGCGCGAAGCAATATATCCGGGTCATCTCCAAGGTTCTCTTAGCCGCTTGTGAGTTCGGGGTTCAGATCACAAAGTATGCCAGCGATGCGACTGAGGACGCACTCCTCGCGGCCCTGATCACGGCGGCTCGACAACAGGCGGAGGCGATCACGCGGCGTCAGCTCATCACGGCTACCTGGGATGCCTTCCATGATGAATTTCCGGACAAGGATTTCATTCCTCTTCCCTTCGGGAACTTGCAGAGCGTGACGTCCGTTGTCTATACCGACAGTGACGGGACGGCGCATACCATGACGGTCACGACGGACTATCTTGTGGACGATGATTCGGATCCGGGACGGATTGTCCTCCCTTATGGCGTCTCCTGGCCATCGTTCACGGCGTATCCAGTCAATCCGATTGCCATCCGATTTGTCTGCGGGTATGGAGCGGCGGCGGCGAATGTCCCGAGGGGGGTCGTGACGGCGATCAAGATGATTTGCGAGGATCTTTATAATCGCCGCTCAGCCACTGATACCCAGCAGGCGGGGAACGTGACGGAAAATAAGGCGGTCATGGCGCTTTTGTGGCCATTTAGACTTTGGGAGTTCTGATGCAATCAGGAGACCTTCGCCACAGATTCACATGGGAGATGAAGTCGAGCCGAACGCCGGACGGTGGGGGTGGGGAAAATGTTACTTGGATCCCTGTTCCTGGCTGCACGAATCTCGCTGCATCGAAATGGCCGGTTAAGGGGAATGAGGCCTTCGAAGGCGGACGGACCGTTGCGATTGCCGATTACCGTATCCGGATTCGCTACCGCCGCGTTTTCAAATCCACATGGCGCGGCCATGATCTTTTTACCGGGGCATATGTGAATATCGTAAGCAAACCGCTGGATTTGAATGATGACCACAAATGGCTAGAGTTCATGGTGAAAGAGGTATCCGCATGACCAAAGCCGAGCGCGTCGGACTCATGACCCTTTTTAATGCCCTTATCGCAGGGGTCCATAATGCTTTTTGGCTCGATATAAACGGGCGTCTCTTTTTCAAAAAGGCCCCTTCAGGGATCAGCCTTGCGGACGGCCCCTATGCAATCTTTTTCAGCATATCGGATGTCAATGATGACACTTTTACCGAGGAGATCCGAGACGATTATATCCAATTTTCCCTTTTTTCCGGGGAATCGAGTGACGACAAGATCCTCGACATGGATGAACATCTTACCGCCCTCTTGAACGGGAAATCCTATACCATCACAGGCGCACAGGTGACTATACTGAGGCAGCAAGGGAACGGTCCAAATGCTGTATCGGAGACGACAGAGATGGGGACCGAAGAATATAGCCAAACGGATATAGACTATAAATTTTCAATTCAACCAACTTTGTGAGGAGGCAATACCATGGCAGTCAATCGACAGTTAGGTGTCAATGCGGCAATCGTCCTGAAGTTCGGAACAGTGGATCAGGCCACGGTCAAAGGACTTAATCAGTTAACTCTCCCGGCTCTGACGAGATCGAAAATCAAGTCCGAAGAGTTTGGGGTTGACTTCGCCGTCAACGACGTGGGCGGTGGAGAGCATGGGGACATTTCCTATGGTGGGAATGCGGTCTTCGGCGACACGAAGGGGCAGGACCAGCTGAAGGCATATCTGAAGGCCAACACGAAATTTACCGATGCCCGCGTTTATATCGATACCGTGGCCGGGCATTTCCTGGCGCCGGATCTGGCCAATGATACCGCAGCCGGATTTCAGGTGATCGCACATACGCCGGGTTCGGTCAATAAAAACGGAACCTTCCCGTTTACCGGGGCCTGGTCCGTCAATGGCCTGTATGCCATATTTACCGTGCATCGTCCCGACGTCGCCACGCCGAAACTCGCATTCGTCATTTCGGCTACTCCCCTGACGGTCGGCGGAACCATTACGGATTCCACGAGCCAATTCGTGATCAATGGATTCGTTGCGGGCCAGACCTTGATCGTCGAGGGGTCGACCTCCTGTAATGGAGTCTATAAAATCAAGACAGTCGCCGCCGGTACGCTTACCCTTGAGGTTTTGGGAACCGGGAACGGTACGCTGACGACGGAAGCGGCCCTTGCAACGACTGTTCTGCATGCAGGGATCTTATAACCGGCCATCGGCCAGAAAGCGAGAGCATTGGGTGATTTATGATCGTTGATCTTTCCGACAAAGATGTAGCGGGGAAGTTTGAATTAAAGGGCGGAGGGAAAGTCCACCTCCGCCTCCGGAACGAGAAGGACGAAAGGGAGATCCTGGCCGCCTGCAGGACGGTCACGGCTGAATACCCTTTCCTTGACGGTCAATACCGGCGCTTTGAAGTGGTGAAAAACGATCAGGATCTTTTCTTTGAAATGAGCATGGATCGAAATATTACCGGGTGGGATGGCCTATTCGATAAAAACAAAAAGCCGATCCCGGTAACGAAAGAGAATAAGGTTCTTCTGATGAAAGTTGCCCCCGATTTCCGGGATGCGGTGAACGCTGGCCTTGCGGCACTCAAGGAGGCGGAAACCGCTGAAGCGAAGATTGCGGAGCATGCTGAAAAAAACTCATTACCTTTGCTGCCTGGCGAGCCTGCATCGGGCGGCTAGGGTGTGCGGATTGCAGGGACGCATATGAGGCGCAGAGCACGCCGCTTCCCTTTGAGAAGGAAGTAAAGCAGGTTGACCCGCCTTGCGATACCTGCCGGCCGGATCTTGATCGGGTCAATATTCCCCCGATTCAGGTCTTTGACAGATGTTGCGACGAGTGGATGACAGCGGGGTCTGATGGGAGCAGGATCGCGATTTCAGGCCCATCGATCGAGGCGGCAATGACTGTATCGGGGATCGACGGCAAGCGGGAGCGGGCGGTGATGTTCGACAAGGTGAAGCTGATTAGCCGGGTCATCGTCGGGGAGTGGCAGAAAGAACAGGGGAAGATGCGGAGCAAGGGCGATGAGGGTTAGCAACTGGCGGCCTCAGAAATTTGACGGGGAAATCATTACGGCAAGTATGGACCGCCTTGAGCGGGCCGCCGAAGTGATCGCCGAAGGGGCTCGGCAGCGTGTCCCCGTCGGCGTGAATGTCCCGAAGGGGAAAGGTAAATGGTCCGGTCGGGATGCCGGAACCTTAAAGAGATCAATCCGGGTTGTGCGCCTGCATGGAGATACGCGGCGGAACATTCGGATATATGCCGGTTCAAAGATCGCATTTTACGCCCGCTTTGTTGAATACGGAACCATAAAGATGTCGGCGCGGCCTTTCTTACGGCCCGCTCTGAATGCAAGCAAAAGTACAATTCAAAGTATTTTGAGGGATGGTGGTTGATATGCCGGGCGGATCAGTCGGAACCATCTATGCGGAACTCGATCTCGATGCAAGTCGTTATACGGCGGGCCAACAGAGGCTACTGCAGGATGCGACGTCTACCACTACCAATATCGAGCAGAACTTCAAAAACCTCGGAATAAAGTCTGCCGCCGAAATGGATCTCATGCGGGCGAAGGTCACAAATTCGTTCGACATGATTGCCAACAGCTCAAAGGCCTCGGCTCAAGACATCATCCGTGCCGAAGAGGCGAAGAATACCAAAATCCAAGCCCTCAACGAACAGCAGTTCGGGAAACAAACCGACTTTCTTGATTCCATGAAAAGCAACTGGATTGCCGTTTCCATTGTTGCCACGGCCGCCCTGCTCGCCATCGAAAAGGCCTGGGATAAGGCAATGATGGGTGCAAAATATCAAGAGCAGAAGGGCATTCTTGATAACCTTTCCCGGACATACGGGACGACTGCCACTGACATCGTAGACGCGATGGAGAGGGCGAGTACCGGCCTCGTTGCAAAAGCAGACCTCATGCAGACCGCACTTGGGGGAATTGCCAGAGGGCTGAAACCGGATGATCTTACCGCCCTTGCCGGTGCAGCGGAAATTCTCGGTAAGGCCGCCGGGGTAGATGCGACCTCCGCCCTACGGGACCTCACCGAAGCAATGGAGACCGGACGCACAAAAGCCCTCAAACCTTACCTCGGGACATCTCTTGACCTCGCCACCGCCTTTGATGGACTCGATACCAAGATGACTGTGGCCGAAAAGTCTCAGGCCATGCTGTCTCTGACAGTGATGAAGGCGGCGGAATTGCAGAGCCAGTTTACGAAAGAGGTTGACGATTCCGCCGATAAGATGGAGCGAATTGAAGTAAAGTTCAAAAATGCTACCCTTGCCTCGGCGAATTTCTTCAAGAGTTTGGTGGTCGGCATTATCGATGCTCCCGGCAAGTTTGCGGATATGGCGTCGAATGTTGATTTGCTCACCGGCGCGACAATAAAGGCGGCCGGGGCAACGCAGGGCTATAATATTGATATCGACAACGAGTTTGCGGCGCATAAAAAGATCGAAGAGATTCTGACGAATGGGAAAATAATCGAGGCCGAGAAGGCGAAGCAAGCGGCCCTCAGGGCCACTGTTCAGGCCCGCGAGGATGCAAAAAAGGCGGCGGAAGCTCAGGCGAAGGCCGAAGCCGAGGCTGAAAAAACGATCTATGAATTGACTCGTTCCCGTATCGATCAGGCCGATAAGGCTGAAATTGAATCACTTGCCAACTTCAAGAAATTCCTTGCAGAAAGGGTCAAGGAAGAAGAGGCGGTGGAGAAAATCATCTATGAGTTGACGCTTTCCCGAATCCTGCAATCCGAAAAAGCAGATGCCGATTCAGCCGACGCCTTCAAGAAAGCCGAAGAAGATAAAATTAAGGCCGCCGCAAAACTCGCCGAACAGCTCCCGCAGATGTACCGGGATGTTTACAAAGACATCCGAGAGTATGCGAAGGACTCCTATGACGCTGAAACAAGACTGATCGATCTTCAGGCAGATAAGTATAAAAAGGCCGGGATGGATCAGGTTGTCATTGCGAAATGGGTTGCCGATCAGCAAGAAAAAGCCTGGATAAAGATGGGCAAATCCGGCGACGACTTCTTTGAGGGTATCAAAGCCGGGTATGCGGAATCCCAGCGCGACGCAAAAACATGGGGCGAAACCGGATATGATGTCTTCAAGAAATTCAGCGAGGAGTCCGCAACGGCGGTCTCGACAGTTCTGTTCGACGCCATAAAGGGGAATGCGACCGACTTTTCGACGGTGTGGCAGACCTTCTCGAATGGGTTATTAAAGACGTTTACCGACGACCTTGGGCAAATGGTCGTTGCCGCCGTCGAGAAAAAGATCGTTCTTGAGTTCTCCGCAAAATGGACCGACACGGCGCTTTCCGTCATAAACTTTATCCTCAATTGGACCGGTTATGGAACAAATACGCTAGGGGGGACTGGTTCTTCTCCTGGGTATAGCATCGGAATGGACCCCGACCCAGGCGGTGCCTCCGGTTATGCCGAGGGCGGGGCCATCCCGGGCGGAAAGCCAGTATGGGTTGGTGAAAAAGGGCCGGAACTCCTCTTCCCGACAGGTCCTGGTTATGTAATGGAGCACGGCCAATCGATGGCCTATGCGGCCCGCAATGGCGGTCTTTATCGCGGTTATGCCGAGGGCGGCGTCCTCAGTGATCTTGAGGAAGGTAATTATCTCATGTCGCTCGGTTGGGTTCTCGGCGGCCCCGGCGGAACCGGCTGGGTTGATCCGACCGGGACGGCAAAAATGCCTGACCCCTATATGACTCAATGGGGGCTGGTGATGCCGCATATGGACGCACCCTATGCGATGAGTGGTGAAGGAGGCGGTGCCGATGTAAATCAGTTGGCCTTGAGGCCGGGGCCTGGGTATATCTCACATTCCGGCGGATGGTTTAGCGTCATTCCCTGGTGGGCGAGCCTATTGGATACGGGTTTGTCGATTGCCAGTCCGGCCTTTCGCATGTTCAGCGGGGCGGCGAAGTTTGGTGTCGGAGCACTCGATTTGATAACCGGATCGAATGACAAGAACACAGCATATGCAATGATGGCACTCGGTGCACTTCAGGGATACAGTGGTTATAGTAATCTTGGACAGGGAGCTGGTGGTGCAGCGGCGGGCTATTCAGCGACAAATGCTGCCATTATTGCAGGTGCGAAATACGGAATCGGCTATCTTTTGAATCAATTATTCGGAAAAGGTGGCGGGCTGCAAATCGGCTTTGAAGGGATGAATGACAGTGGTCTGATGGCCGCACTTAGCGCAGGCATGGCCGACATCGCCCCGAAGTCAAACAGCTTCGCCTTCTCCGCGAGGAACGGCCTCGACTATGTACCGTATGACAATATGCCAGTCATAACGCATAAGCGTGAGGCAATCCTTGACGAGACTGATGCAGACGAATGGAGGGCAAATAAGAGAAACAGAGGCGGAAACACACTTCATTTCCACTTTCCGAATGCTCTCGTGGTTGACAAGGGGGCCGTCAATGACTTGGCCGAACTCATTTATCCTCGGCTAAAAAAGCTTGAAGCATGGGGGCACTGATGGGCAAGCACCGATTTTTATATGACAACCTGATCACCGATGAATCCATGCTCGCGGTTTCCTCCCTTCGCGCCGGGACAGTTTCATCGGCACTGAAGGAAGGTGCAGGAGCGGCAACCCTGAACCCCTCCGGCGTTTATACCGGGACAGTCGATCGGGAATATATCGTTGAGATTGAGTCTATTGCGGGCGGGGCGGAAGTCGGCCAGGCGACCTTCAGATGGTCTGACGGTTCGGGCGCATGGAACGCAACGGGTGTCACTACCAGCGCCGCCGACATAAACCTCAATTATGGCGTAAAGGTCAACTTCACAACCGGATCCGGGGCCGACTTTGTTGTCGGGGATCGGTGGTATTTCAAAGGAATCAACCTTTTCAGCGTCGGGAAAATGATCGACAGGGATCGGGATCACCGGTATCGTTCGGCCGCCCTCCAATCCCCAAATACAATCACCATCACTTTGGCATCCGCGCAAGAAATCAAGGCACTGGTCTTCTATGATCACAATCTTTCCGCAGCGGCCACGATCACGCTCAAGGGGAATTCGGTCGATGTCTGGAGCTCCCCGCCCTTTTCTGAGGCGATCGCATGGAATGAAGGCAAGATCGTTCACTATCTTGCCACGCCGACAACCTACAAATGCTGGCAAATCCAGATCACCGATACCGGGAATCCGGACGGTTTCATTGAAATAGCAGACCTTTTCCTCGGTTCATATATGGAGCTGTCGAGGAACTATTCACAGGGATTCTCGGTGCAGACTGACTTCTTAAAGGACACAAATTCAACTCCTTACGGTATCAGGCGTCATCGTTTCTATAATACCCAAAAGACATTCGGTTTCGATTTCAATGTCATGGTTGCGGCCGACATAACCGCCATGGAAACCCTCATTGAGTCCATTTGTAGCCGGGCCGACGGAACCTTCAAGCCGTTTTGGTTCAATAAGGATTCGGCCACTCCGGATACCTATTTGGTTGAACTGGAATCGTTGCCGGTAAAGCATCTCGGAATGACATTCTATGATATCCCGCTTACATTCACCGAGGTTTTGACGAGTGTATAGAATCCCCATCTCATTTCATAATCGGCTCATGCGCGGGGAAGTTCCGATCACCTATCTGATGATTCAGACTCATATGGGATACCGGGCCTATGCGGAAAAGGAGCTGACATCAATCTTTGATACCCAGGGAAACCTCCTTGACGGCAGTTTTCTCCTTGACGGGTCCGTTGTGCTGGGTTCTCGAAGTATCGGCGTGATCGATAAGGCGGCCCGTGTCCTATCCTTCGGTTCTTTCGAGCGGACGATTCAATCACAGAAAGACGACATCCTCGCATCATACAGCGGAAAGCAGCTCCAGCATGTCAGCCTTGAGCTGGACAATGGGGATCGGTATTTTTCCCGGCTGATCGCAACGGAACCCTTTCTAGGCCGCCCGGCAAATATTTATATGGGATTTGAGGCGGATCCACAAGGTGACCACCTGAGCATTTTCCGGGGAATCATCTCGGAATTATCGGTAATGCCGAAACTGACGATTGAGGCGGATGAACGATGAGCTATACTACTCAACTACCATCCAGCGTAAGTGCCTCTTCTCAGTATAGCGGCAGTCATCTACCCGGATATACCTTCGATACCTCAAAATCGGTCACGGGCGGCAGCGATGGGAATTGCTGGGCCTCGCAGATGGGATCGAATACCTGGCAATGGCTTCATGCCGTCTTTTCCAGCCCACAGGCAATCACGCGAATCGTCTACCAGAACTTTTTCGATACCGTTCCGGGATCCAATACCGCCGGGGTGATGGATTTTTCCCTTTGGGCCGGGAATGACGGGGTAAACTGGACTCAGCTCATCACTTCGCAGGGGACGTTCGACCAGCATGTCAACAATGATCAGGCCGATGCCCGGTCAATCAATGTTGACAACGCCGTCGCCTATACACATTTCATTTTCTATCTCGTCAACGGATACGGCGCGAGTCTCATTGGAATGCGGCGGATCGAGCTGCAGACGACTGACGGCGGTGTGCCGACTCCTCCCCCCGGGGGGACCATTCCGACAGTAACGACGGCCGGAATAACTGCAATTACGGCGGGGACGGCCACGGGCGGCGGGAATGTGACGAGCGACGGCGGACTTACCGTAACGGCGCGCGGCATCTGCTGGAATACGACGGGGAATCCGACAACTTCAGATTCAAAGACCAGTAACGGAACCGGAACGGGATCTTTTACCAGTAGCCTTACCGGACTCACAGCGCCGACAACCTACTATGTTCGGGCCTATGCCACGAATTCAAAAGGGACATCATACGGCGCCGAAACCTCTTTTTCTACGATCGCCCTACCGACCGTCACGACTACAAGTCCGGCTTCGAAGATCAAAAGTACAAGTGCAATCGTGCGGGCGGAGATAGTTTCCACGGGCGGAGTGGCGCCGACTGCAAGAGGCGTTTGTTGGAATACGACGGGTAGCCCGACAACGGCGGACAGCAAGGTTTCCGAAACAGGAACGTTCGCAATCGGCACATTTGCGGAAGCACTTTCCGGTCTCACCCGGGCGACTCTCTACCATGCCCGGGCCTATGCGACAAATTCGGAAGGAACTGCCTATGGCGCCGAAATCACCTTCACGACTCTGAGCATTGAAAGCATTGCAGACCCGCAACCAACACTGACCGACACCTTCTACCTTCCCCGTGCCGGCCGATATTCGAACCCACAAAATACGAATGATACCCTTCCTTTTCCTTACGGCGATCTGACGGATGGAACCGCCGGAGTCTGGACTCTTCCCTACATCGACACGGTCAATTTCGTTTATTGCTTTGCCGCCTTCCCGGTCCTTTCCGTGGCCAACGGAAACTCAATCAATATCTATGCTGACGGAGTTCTTGTCAATCCAGTGAATTATTCATTTGACGAGGATGACGATTATGAGGGGGAGGGGCATATTGCAAAGATTACCTTCACAAGCGATCAGGCAAACGCTACAATCACCGCCCGCGGTAAAGGAAAAGCTCTGACTGGGGCGACCCTGATGGAAAATATCATTGATATCGTCTTCGATTTTCTCACCGTTCAAAACAATTTCACGGCTGATCTGTTTGATTCAACCCGAAAGGCCATGGCGGCACTCACCTTTAATACTCAAGGATATCAGGCTGCTGGGGTGATAACTGAGGATGGTGTTTTTTGGGATATCGTCACGGGCATGATGGCGTCGTTTTTGGGGTCCGCCTATCTGAGCGGGAACGGAGATCTCGCCCTCGATATTGACAATGGAGATATGTCGCTTTATGGGGCGACCATCATCCGAAAGTCCGATGCCGAACTGAAAGAAGCCCGCCAACGACTCGTGAACATCATCAACCAATGCCCAGCCCACTATGCCTACAATTATGATGAAGGGACATTCAAGCAAGAGACAAATACCGCCGCTCACGTCAATGTCATTTCTCAGGGGATTCATGGTGTCCGGGAGCCGAATGAACCGCTCCAGCTCTATTGGTGCCGGAACCTCAGTGATGCACAGGCGGTGCAGGACATCATTGTCAATAAACTGAAAGATCCGATTTATGAGATTGAGATTGAGGATAAATCGCTGAAACATCTCCACCTTGACGTCGGGGACTATTTTGTCAATTCGATTGACTCGCTTTATGACAAAGAAGGCTCTGAGCTGTTCAATCATATCTGGAAAGTAATCTCGGTACGGCCGGATTTTTCAAAGGCACTGATCGCGCTCAGGGCATTGCAGACCCCATATTTTTTGACAACCGCCTTCCTGCTCGACGGATCTTTTGAACTGGATGGGTCCGTAAAGCTCGGGAGTGACCGGGATACCGTAATTTATTAAAGGAGGACACCATGGGAGCAGACCAGACAGCAAAATACAATGAGGAGGCGGTTGGATCAGGGCATCCCACTAAGGCGGATACGGTCAACCGGCTGACTCTCGTCGAGCACAATACCGACGGAACCCATAAGATGTCATCCGCAGTTGCCGGTGATACCTTTTACTTCGATGGAACGAAATTAACGCGTATTCCGAAAGGAACTGCCGGGCAATCCTGGAGAATGAAGGCCGATATTACGGGGCCTGAGTGGGCGTCTGGTGGACTTATCCAGGCCAAACATGCGGCAGTGACCGCTTTGGTTTCAGGATCAACGGTGATGCCGGTCGACGACACCATACCTCAAATTACCGAAGGAAACGAGATCATTCCCGCCCTGGCTATAACTCCCCAATCAGCGACAAACATCCTCCTGTTTTTTGTGAACCTTGGCATTGCAAGTGGTATCAGTTCACCTTGGCTATGGGGGACAGCTCTTTTCAAGACCGGGGTGAGCAATGCCTTGGCCGCAGCGGCGGCGTGTACGATAGGTTATACTCTCGGAGGAGGTGGTTCGTTTCAATATAGAATGGTAGCCGGAGTGACAACCGAGATCAGTTTCAGTGTTCGTGCCGGGCAAGCGGCCGCAGGAACCGTCTATGTGAACAATGTACCAGGTGCGACTGGTCGGGTATTCGGCGGCGTGGCTGCATCGACGCTGACGATCATGGAAGTCACGCCATAATAAGGTTATATATTGCCATTTATATATAACATTATTTACCTTTACAAATCCTTAAAACATCTATACTGTGCAGCCATGCTAATTTACCGGCTGAACAGAATCAGGATTGAAGAGGAGATGGAAAAGCGGGCGATGAACTATACCGACCTTGCCCGCCTCCTTGGATGGTCACGCCAACTTGTCAATTATGCCCTCTATCACGGCGGTAAATCATTCGCGCCGAAAATCGCTACAGTTCTCGGGATTGAAGATCCCAATGAAATTATCACATCAAGAAAAAAAGAAACGCGGCTGAATATTGCGGCCCTGATTTTCATTGCATTTTTCGCTTTTGGTTGCGGCGGCGCAGGGTCAGAGGACCCCAGCGGCCCGGCACTAAACAACGTCTGCGTCGCCATGGGTGACAGTATTACAAACGGGTATGGCGCCGACGTTCCGTATGTTGCGACCCTATCGAAGATTCTCAAGAAAGGCGTGATCAACGGCGGTGTCAACGGGGCGCATACGGATGACGGCGCGGGGGCGATCAAGGGAATCATCGAACAGTATCACCCTGACTGTATAACAATCTATTACGGCACCAACGATGCAGGGTTTTATGACCTCTGCTGGATTACCGAAAACCTGCGATCGATGGTCCGGATGGCCAAAGAAAGCGGGGCGCTGGTCGTGATTGCGACCATTCAGCCGGCCTTCGGTCCATGGGCGTGGCGAAACGAATCAATGCGGCAGGTCAGCGCGGCGGTACGGGAGATCGCAAAAGGTGAAGGCGTGGCATGTGCCGATCTCGAACGAGCAGTGTGCTGGGATGAATCCTATTTCATTGAAGACGGACTCCATCCTAACGACAAGGGGCATCTTGTGATCGCTGAGAAGTTCGGGAGTGCATTGCTCCCGGTGAAATAATCTCAAAAAGGAAAGGAGACGCGGCGTCAACATAGGTCAAGCGGCGGGAAGTAACCAGCGAAGAATGCAGGCCGGGGTTGTAGCGGCCCCGGCCATTAAAAAGGAGGCGGCCATGATTCAAGATTACATCACCCCGGATCAGTTTTTCAATGGCATCGTTTGGACCGTAATCATTATCGCTGCCCTGTTTGTCGTATTTCTCGGGGTCGCCCTGGTCTGCCTAATGGCCGTCGATCCGAAATGCCCGGACCACATGAGGAGGCTTAAGCCATGACGCAGATACCTCTACCGCTGGAACGAGATCCCCTGCCGCCGAACCCATACAAGACCGGATCACAGTGTTACCGGATCTATCATCGTCTTCAGAGATATGGCCGGGTCAAGAATATCGAGATCATGCTCGGCCTGGGTGGACCCCGGATAATGAATACCACGGGCCGCTGCTCGTCAATCAGAAAATTCCTCAGAGATTACGGAATCAATCTCAACTGTCAGCCGGTGAACAACGACGGCGTACATGAGTATTTTGTCGGGGGTCACTCATGACCCGCTGTCTCATCGCCGCAATCCTGGCCTATGGGTGGGGGAAATGGAAGTAAAATTTACGACTATTACCGATAAAGGGTTGTTGATGAACCTTATCAGAGACATAAACAATGTCCGAAAAACTAATCACCCAAACGCTCAAAAACTGGATGAAATCATGAAACTTTGTGATGAATGCGAAGATATGATCAGGAATAACAAATGAAATCAGCCCTGCTATTCGACGATATAGAATTTGAAGAATTCTCATATAAGGGAACTTACCGGCCGGTCCTGACCATTGTTGAAAACAGAAAGGGAGTTCTTGACGTTGATACGGTGAAGGGTTGCACGATGGGGATGGCGGCGTATCCTGGCGGCGGTTGTTATGACGAATGTTATGCTCAAAAACAAGCGGCACTTTACGGGATAGATTTCAGTATAAGTGTGAGCAGGAAAATAATGGGCAGAGAACACGCCGCAACGCTAAGACGGATAATGAACCACTACGAAACGGCATGGTATCGAATCGGGACAGCTGGTGACCCCTGCCATGATTGGGACGGAACGATTGCAGTATGCAACGCTCTTTGGCATACAAAGAAGATTCCCGTTATTATCACAAAACATTGGATCGCGCTTTCGGATGAACAGATAGAACGGCTAAGATTGCTTAAAGCCGTCGTGAATACCTCGACAAGTGGTCTTGATACCGACGAAGAAATTAAGCATCGGACGACGCAAATTGAACGTCTAAGATCGGCGGGGGTCAGTAGCATAAACCGTGTCGTTACCTGTAATTTCGGGCCGTCAGAATGGGGCCAGAAGCGAAAGGAAAAGCAAGAATATTTATTGTCAATCACTCCATATATCGACAATCCTCTCCGGGCAAGAAAATCAAATGGACACGTCATTAACGGCGACATTATTTTGACAAAAAAACAAAAAGCGGTAGGCGGGGGTAAATTCATTTCTCTACACCGCCCTGGGGTGTACCTTGAAACGTGTGATAAATGCCCCGATCAGTGTGGCGTGAATCACCTTGACATTCAATTACAGAAGGAGAGGCGGAAAATGCTTCAAGTCCAAACATCCCTGCTAAGACAAAGCGTTGAGTTTTTATATGTGAAGAGTGTTATCGGTTCGGGTTATGAAAAAGACGTGGCGAAACTAGCACTTGAGGATGGTATCGCTCAAAGAGCGGCAAGAAAAAACATGCAGATTCACTCGGCGATAATCCTTGAGATTAATGGTGAATTTAGTGGATTCATGACCTTTCAAAATAACGATATTTGCAAGGAATTTTGTTTGCTTCAATCTGTCATAAGGCCGGATTGTTACGACGACGACCTATACCGGGGCATGGTACAGGCTGTAATTGATCAGAATGTGCATGGATATCCAGCAATCATAACGACCGATCCAAAAAGCAAGTTTGAAACGCCCCGCCTGTTTGAAAGTCTAGGGTTTGTGACCTACCTTAAAATGTCGGGATTTCACTACATGGTAAAGGGTGATTTGTCGGCTGTTCGCCATAAGCTGCTCGCACATATCACTATGACAAACGCCTGGGATACCGTTAAGGGTGACTGGTTACGGATCAAGAGGGAATGGAACGAGCAGATAGAAAAAGCTGGTTCGGCGCGGGGTGTGATAAATCCCCTTTACGCTTCAAGAGATGGATGCTGGCAGGGTACAAACGGATTCGCAAACGTCGTTACCGGCCACTCGCACAACGGGAATGCCTCTGTCCTTGATCCAACGGCTTGTGAGGTTATTCTTCGATTCTTCATGCCGAAGGAAGGGAGAAGGGTTTACAATCCGTTCGGTGGTGGGGTCCAGTTCGGATTTGTAGCCGGATCATACGGTTATGAATATATCGCAAGCGAAATAAGACAGAACCAATGCGATGCAAACAACCTGATTTGTCAAGCCCTGATCAGCGCAAAGTGGATAAAAAGCGACAGTTCAACCTATTCACCTGAAGGGATGTTTGATCTCGTTTTTACCTGCCCCCCTTATTACAAGGTCGAAAAATACGTCGATTATGATGGGTTGTCGCCAGAGGGTGAAATAAACTCTCTAAGCACCTACGAACAATTCAGGGACGTACTGTTTTCTGGATATATAAAGGCCATTGAGCACCTTAACGACAACTGTTTTTTTGTGGTCATGACGGGTGACAGCCGGGATAAAAATGGGGCTTATTATTGCTCTGAGGCCGAAACGATAATGTTCCTGAAGGCGCAAGGATTATCAATTTACAACATGATCGTCTACCTTGAATGTGAGTTTACCCGTTTGGCTCATGCAAAGAAAACCTTAAATATGAGGAAGTTCCCAAAGCGAGAGCAGAAAATCATTGTCGCATACAAGGGCGATATATCAAAAATAAAAGACCTTTATCAGCCAGTTGGGAGGCTGTGAACCTATGACCCCCCGTTTCTGGTGCATCAGCGTAATATTGATCCTCCTCGCCATCGACGCCCTGGAAGTGAGGCAATGAATGAACTATCCCTATTCTCAGGTGCAGGCGGCGGACTCCTCGGAACGATGCTCCTCGGATTCAGGCCCATCGGATACGTCGAGTGGGATGACTATTGTCAGCGGGTGCTTGCCGCCCGAATCCGTGACGGAATCCTGCCCGATGCCCCTATATTCGGCGATATCAAAACATTCATCAGTGACGGGTACGCCGCAAGCTATACGGGGCTGGTTGATGTCATTACCGCCGGATTCCCCTGTCAGCCCTTCTCCGTCGCCGGAAAGCAAAGGGGAGCCGATGATGAAAGGAATATGTGGCCCGCCACGGCAACCGTCATTGGAATTGTCCGCCCCCGATTCGTTTTGCTTGAAAACGTGCCGGGAGTCCGTTCCTATTTGCCCGTGGTTGTCAGAGACTTGCGCCGACTTGGGTATGAAGTTTCAAGACCCCTCATCCTTGGGGCTGACGATGTCGGGGCGCCGCACAGGAGAAAGCGGGTGTGGATCATGGGCGACGCCGAACAGCGCGGACTCGGTTGGAAGTCACGGTGGAGGGCAGGGCAGGAGTTTGCGAACGGACATCCACAACTGGAAAAAAGCAATGTGGCCAACTCCCCGCAGCGGCAAGACGACGGACGAGAACGAGCAAGCTTGGACGGAACGGCAGGAGGCCGGGAAGGTATCGACACCACCGCTGACTTTGGCCGTGAAGATATGGGGAACTCCGAACGCACACCCGCGGAACGGATCACCAAGGCAAGTGGATCACGGTGTGCAATTAGCGAATCAAGTTGGTGGAACTCTGAACCCGACGTGGGTAGAGTGGCTAATGGGGTGGCCTCTAGGGTGGACAGACTTAAAGCCATTGGAAATGGGCAGGTTCCGGCAGTGGTGGAAACAGCATGGAGGTTTCTGACAGGTGAATAAAGCAAAATGGATCATCTTAGTCTTCCTACTTCTTTTAGCCATCGACGCCCTGATCCTCTGGCAATCAGTTGACCGCCCCTACGTCCGCCCCACGAAGCAGACGCCGGAGGAGACGGAGCAGGTCATAAGGGCACTGAAGCGGCATGGGCGGATAACGCCGATCACGACACCGACAAGGATCTATTTCGTCAGAGGGAAAAGGGAAATAACAATACTTTGGAGGAGGTATGAACGCAAAGAAGTTTGAAGAGATCGTCAAGGCACGAGCGGCAAAACGAGTACAGGATAAAATAGCCAAATTCAAATCTGAGTTGGGATCGGTCTTTAACAGATTAACGGGAGAAAGCTGGTATCCCACCGCAGACTTCAATTCAAGCCCCTTCGCCAAGAGAATCTTTCTGGTACTGGCAAGCAATGATCACTCAAAGGGATGGCCTAAAGAGTTATGGGAAAGAGAGGAAGCCACCGTACAGGCTGAATTATTTTCCATCATGGACGAGATGCAGAAAGCACTGATCGATGCCGGGAGAGTAGTCCCCGAAGAAAACAAAATGGAAGAAACTCTTTGACAAGGATTTACTTTGAGAGGGACGGGCAGGAAATAACGATAATGTGGAGGGGGTAGGAAATGAAATGCATAAAATGTGGGTCAGAAAATCTTACTATAATTTTATCCGGGCCACACAGAAAATTAGTCTGCGTAGATTGTCTGGCATTCCAAAAGTTTTTATCAGTGAAGGATGCACAGACCTTCTTAGCTATACAGCCGGATGAGGGGGTGAAGAAATGAAAAAGAAAGGCAAAGCGCGGAAGGTGGTGGACAGGATTCTCGGAAAGTTCGGAGTTCACCTACATAAGAACCCGCCTCGTACCGGGAAGGGATCGAGAAAGAAGGAAACGGTGACGGTATGACCGAACCTACCATCGAGCAGGAAATACCAATATACGTTAAAATGCAACCAAAGGCCGTAAGGACGGTAAGATTAGAAATACACCCTACCATCGAGACAATGACCCGCGATGTATTTGGGTGGTTGCATCCGGGGGGGTGCTGGCATGAAAAGACCATCTCGACAATGGGACGTCATCAATGTTCCTGCGGTGCTATTTTTGATGTTGGGGTGGATATCATAAATCATACCAATAGACTTAACCCTGAATACATCTCTCCCGCTGGCCGGGTGTTGCTATTGCGGGAGATGGAAGTAAAGAAACCACATATTTTTTTAAGGTGGCTAGTTACTCTAAGGGCTGTCCCTCCTGAACAGCAGATAGCGGATTACATCACCGACGATACAGGTCTGCTCCTCAAGGCGGTCTATGATTTCATCACGGGGAAGGCGACGCCATGACCATCCAGCGAATCAAGCAACTGAGGGATGAGTATCTGACTGCAGACCTCGCCCGTCAGTACGAGATCGCCGAGGAGATCCGGAAGCTGGAAATCTTGGCTGAGCTGGATATCGTTCTTGTCGATCCGGCGGACCCAGCTGAGGTAAAGGCAGCGATTGAGGAGTTTTTGGAGGGGGAACGGGAAGCATGAGTAAGAAGGAATGTACTGGCTGTGGTCAATGTTGCCTTGCCGAAAAGTGTGAAGCCGCAAAGATCGCCTTTGGGGATAAAGATGAAATTTGCCCTGCACTTCGATTTGTCTGTGAAGGATTTTATCGGTGCCTTTTAATTGAGTGGGAATCTTTTGCGCACGGGCGGTCTTTAATCAAGAAAGCTCTTGGGATAGGAATGGGATGCACCAATGAGGAACGGGAAGCGGTCAGGCCGATGGGCCGACGCTGGCTGACGGAGGAGCAGTATCGAGAGGAACAGGACCTGATGGAAAGGCGTGATGAGGTGGGGCTATGATGCATTGTGTCACCTGGACGTGCCGAAAGTGCGGAAGCCTTTTCAAGTACAAGATCGTGTGCCCATTTTGCAATGGAACGGTGACGAAGATAATCAGTGAAAGGCGCCTCTCCGATGCGGTGGAGGCAACGGCCATCGAAATGGCAGGGGATTATTCTATAGAGGAGGGGGAAAGAGATGGAGAATGAAGTGATGGTCTATGACGACAACATTCCGGCCATAGCAGACGACAACCTTTTAAGGGTCGCCGAGATGGCGGAAAGGCGGATCGACGCCGTCATCAAGATCAAGCAGATGGCGTTGAAAGTGACAAATGCGAATGACTGGAATGATCAGGGCGGAAAACCGTATCTGCGAAAGGCGCCTCTCCGATGCGGTGGAGGCAACGGCCATCGAAATGGCAGGGGATTATTCTATAGAGGAGGGGGAAAGTATGGGAAATGAAATGACAGTTTATGACGTAAGTCAGGATATTACCGTTTCGCGTCCGCCTGAGATCGTTCTTGAGGAGGCGACGCGGGCAGCGAAGGCGCTGGGGACGGTTCTCGCCGCGAAAAAGAAGAAGGTCATGATGAACGGCGAGCAGTACCTTGAATTTGAGGACTGGCAGACCGTGGGCCGTTTCTATGGAGTGACGGCGAAGGTGAAAGAAACCGCCTTCATCAATTACGGCGGTGTACAAGGCTTTGAGGCCAAAGCAGCCGCGATTCGGGCCGACGGCGCCGAGATCAGCGCAGCAGAGGCCATGTGTCTCAATGATGAGGAAAAGTGGAGGGCACGGTCAAAGTATAAATATCTCTACATTCTGAAGGATGGCTCGAAGGTGGAGGATGATCCGCCTAAAGATCAAATTGTCTGGATCGACAACCCAGATAAACCCGGAAAGAAGATGCCGAAAAAGGAGCGTACTTTGATGGGGGAAGAGGCCGTTCCTCTCTTCCAGCTTCGCAGTATGGCCCAGACTCGGGCTTGCGCGAAGGTGCTACGCAACGTGCTCGCCTGGGTTGTGGTCCTGGCCGGTTACAAACCGACTGTTGCGGAAGAACTGGACGGGCAGGCTGAAGAAAGTGGCGGTGATGATCACGGCGATCCGCCTCCTGTTTCCGATACCGTCAAGAAAAAGCCTCCTACAGAAGGCAAGGAAAAGACCGTCAACGACACCCTGGCCGAAGAGCTGGCCGCCTACTGTCCGGACCCTGCCATGCGACCCGCGCTGCTGAAACAGATCACGTCATTCACCGACAAAGACAAAAAGCTCGTTTTTGCTGATGACATTTCAAAGATGTCGAACAAGTGGGCCGGGACCGCCATCGGCAAGCTCCGGGAACTGGCAAAGAAAAAGGAGGGCGGAGATCTGCCGGCGAACTGCCCGAAGAATCCGCGGGAGTGCGAGCATAGCGGGTGGGTCGACGGAGTCCCAGGGTGTGGACCTGAAAGGCTCGCTTGCTCCTACGTTGAGGCGAAGTGAATGGGAAAAGACAAAAGAGGCACCGTGCAAGCTGCCCTCAATCTCGGGAAAACTTTATCGGTTGAAACAAACGTCGGGCGTATCGTGATCGGCAAGGGTGCGGATTCACTTATGCGGTGGTTAGATAGCGGACCACATGGGGAGGCGGCGCAGAGTTCGATGGATGATGGGCATTTTGAGGAAGATGATTATGAGGGGTACTGAGTGTCAGTTCGGGGAGGTGAAGGGATGAAACGCACGCCAAGACCATGGAAAATGGATCGGGCTATTATTAAGAAGCTGTCCCCCTGTTATTTTGGGACCGCACTCTTAACAAACATTGAAGGTGCGTTGCCGGTTATTATTGTCGCGGAGAATAGCGCCGCCCTTGATGCTATATGGGAATCGCTTTTCCCGTTGGCGACAATTAACCCCACCCACAGAAAGCAAGTAGCTCTTTTTGACCAAAAAGTTACTAGGGTGGAGGATTAATGCTGACCTTCTCCCCCGCCGATCATCGGTATGAATTTGATGGGAAGGAAGTTCCCTCAGTCACGAAAATATTGGGCGAATTCATCACCATCGGCCTCGTCTACATCAGCACTTTCACAGGTGCCCGCATCCTCGCCGAGACGATGGAGGCCGCCCGAGACTTCGGGAAGGCCGCTCACAGCATGATCGCCCTCGACATCGCCGGGGAGTTGGACGAGGACGCGCTTGATCCGAAGTTGGCCGCCGTCCTTATACAATGGCATCGTCTCTGCTGCATGGTCCGGCCGGAGATCATCATGTCGGAAACGCCGCTGTACTGTTCGGCACATGGGTACGCGGGGACGCCTGATATCGTCTGTAAGATCAAGGGCGTTCTTTCCCTTATTGACTGCAAGACTGGGATGATGGGCATGACCGGACCCCAAACGGCAGGATACGAGATGCCCGTCCGGGAACATCTCAAAACGCGGGCAAGGTTCGATCGGTATGGGCTGCATCTGCCGAAGGACGGATCGGGTTTCCGGCTGGTCAAGTATGACGACCGGAACGATCTGCAATTCTTTTTGTCAAGACTTTTTCAGTATCGTTACCTTCAGGGGCGAAAGACATGAAGATCATCCGGGTATTCCCTCGTAAAACAAAAGCGACACCGACCGATGAAAACGTGCGGATTAACTGCGGTCCAGGACTGTGGGATTTTAACTTTAATGGTGAAATTGATGAGGTTCATATTTCCGTGACATTTTCCGAAGACCTCCACTGCGCTGAATATCTTGCTAAGCAATGGCGGGTTGTTGCTCCGGTAAAGATCGGCGGCCCTGCGACCGGCGACAAGGGCGGGGAGTTCACGCCGGGGATGTATCTAAAGCCCGGCTATATCATCACTTCGCGGGGGTGTCTCAATGATTGCTGGTTTTGTGATGCCTGGAGACGAGAAGGACGAATCATCCGAGAGTTGGAAGTTAAGGATGGCTTCAATCTCCTTGATAACAACATTCTCGCCTGTTCACGCGAACATCAAAAGAAGGTTTTTTCAATGCTTGAACGGCAAAAGGAGCGGCCGATGTTGACCGGGGGGCTTGAGGCGGCAAGGTTCACTGAATACCATGCAGAAGTATTGCAAAGGATAAAACCTGTAACCTACGCCTTTGCCTATGATGAACCATCGGATTGGGGACCGCTTGTCAACGCCGCCCGGATTTGCCGGGAAGCGGGGCTGATCGGCCCACGGAAAGGCCATACTTGCCGGGCTTACGTTCTTGTAGGATATCCCAAAGACACAATGAAGGCGGCAGAGGAACGCTTACGGTCGGTGTGTTCTCTCCATATCATGCCGGAGGCGATGCTTTACGACAAAGAAAATCACCGGGAAGCAAATGACGGGTGGGTGCATTTTCAAAAAGAATGGATTCACCCGGTCATGGTGGGACAGAAGATGAAGCAAACTATTAATGAAAGGAATCCATAATGGAAAATGAAATAACCGCGATTGTTAAAAAAGTAAACCCTATCATCGAACAGGCCGGGCGTCTCGTCGTGAAATGCCAGGCCGATCTTGAAACAGCGAAGGACCTTATCAGCAACGTCATAAAGGCACTGAAAAAGGAGATGGACGACACCTTTGACGGCATAATTGCAAAGGCCCACGCCGCCCACAAAGAGGCCGTCGCACAGAAGAAGCGCCACTATGAACCCCTGGAGGCGGCGGAACGGCAGATCAAGCAGAAGATGGGCGTCTACCTCGACGAACAGGATCGGCTCAGACGCGAAGAGGAGGCCCGGCAACGGCAGGAGGCCGAACGGATCCGGGCCGCCGCCATTGCCGCCGCCGACAAGAAGATCGCCGCCCTGATGGAGAAGTCCGGCGACCTCTCCGCGCAGATCACGGCGTTTCAGGCCGAACTCGATAACCCGGAATTGCCCGACCTTGACCGGGAGCGGATCGGCGCACAGCTCCAGGCGCTCCAGAGAAAATATAACGACCTACAGGGCAAGGCTGAAGAAAAACAGGCACAAATAGAGACCATCCTGTCAACCCCGGCGCCTTCCCTAGTTGTCAACAATGCGCCGAAAGTGGCGGGGCTGTCCTCCCGTACCGAGCTGATCCCGGAGGTTATCAACCCCTTGGCGCTGATCAAGGCGATTGCGGATGGGCGGTATCCGGCCAAGCTGGTCAAGGAATGGAATTACTCCCTGCTCAAAGATCTGGTCAACAGCGGGATGAACATTCCGGGCGTGGCGTCACAATCGAGAAGGGTGATGGGGGTGAGGTGATGCTCCCCTTTGGTACTCACAAGGGCAAGGAACTGACCGACCCGTCTATCCCCGACGGATACATCGGCTGGCTTGCCCGGCGGGGATCTTATCAAGAGCCCGGAAACAGGTTTGAAATAAAGTGGAAGGTGCCGATTGACATCAGCATCGAAGCCCGGAGAGAGATGGAGCGGCGTGGATACCGAAGAGTTGACGACCATTACGAAAAGTGACGAACCCTATCCTGTCCGCTGCGATTGTGGTTACATCGGCATGTCCGACGACTGCCTTTATGGGCGGTGTCGGAATTGCGGGGAGAGGGTTAAGAGGGAGAAGGAGTGAGATATGGGAGACACAGAAATGCCGAGCGTGTTTTCTGACATTGTTCGGAAAGCTCACCGTGAACATAAATGCTGCGAATGCCAACAAGCTATAAAGGTCGGTGAAAAATATCACCTTTTCAAGGGATGCTGGGAAGGGAAATGGAGCGAATTCAAAACCTGCATGGGCTGTGATGAGTTAAGGCGAGAAGTTGGGAAGTTATACCGTGAAGACGAATGGCCAGCCTTTGGAGAGTTGGGGGAGTATGCACGGGAGGCGGGGATGCAATTCCCGGTTTTGGCATGAAACGCCAACATCAAATCCAATTTGACCGCACCATCGACGGGATCATCGGGGGCTCCGGGGTCCGTGACATCGTCTGTCACGTGACGCCCGGCGGCGGAAAGTCAACCTTGCCCATTCAGGCCGGCCGCCTCATCAAACACGGACTCGCTGATCGTATATGCTGGATCTGTCCCCGGGCGAGCCTCCAGGATCAGGCCGAGCGGAATTTCATCGATCCGAAGTTCCGGCAGATGTTCAATCATGGCCTTACCATACGATCAAGCACAAATCAGTCTGATCCTTGCCGTGGTACGCAGGGATTCGTCACTACTTACCAAGCCGCGGCCGTTGACTATGACCATTCCATTTTGCAGGACTTCAGAAGGCACCGCTACATTCTCGTGGCGGACGAATTCCATCATCTCGCCGCCGACGGGGAATGGACCGAGCCGATCCGGGAGCTGTACGACCGGGCGGCATATCGTGTGTTAATGACGGGGACGCTGACAAGGGGGGATGAAAAGCGGATTGCGTTTATCCCCTACATAGAAGAAAGCCCCGGTAATTTTGTAACTTGTTGCCCTGAAATTGGTCAGGACATGATCACCTACACCCGCCGGGACGCCCTCGCCGACCGCGCTATCATCCCTCTTGAATTCCACTTCGCCGATGGGGTGGCGGAATGGCAAAAAGAGAGCGGACAGGTGACAAAGGCCAAACTTTCGACCGGCAGGGGGGACGCTAATCAGGCGCTTTATACGGCTCTCAAAACTGAGTATGCCCAGGAACTTTTGACGGAAGGCGTCAACCACTGGCAACGGAAAGCGGAGCATTGCAATTTCAAACATAGGGGTGCCCTTTTGGTCGTCGCCGCGTCCATCGAATCGGCCAAGGAATACACCGCCCTCCTCAAGCAGCAGGGGCTACGCGCTGAGATCGCCACCTCGGACGATACACCGGAGGCGGTCAAGCAGATAAAGGCCCTGAAGGGCGGGAAACTGAAAATCCTCGTCACGGTGGCGATGGCATATGAAGGTTTGGATGTGCCTTCCATCTCGCATATCATTTGTCTGACGAACGTTCGGTCAATGCCCTGGATAGAGCAGATGGTGGCCAGGGCAAACCGCATCGACCCACTTGCCGGACCCTACGAGACGCAAAAGGGCTATATTTTCGCCCCGGCCGATCGGATGTTCGTCGAGCTGGCCCGGAAGATCGAAAATGATCAGTGTGAGGCGATAGCAAGACAGAAACAAGGGACACTTTTGGTGAAGGAGGGGGGTGAGGGGTCCGGCGGATCACGCCCCGGGATCACCCCCCTCTCATCAAAATTGATCCAATCCGATACGATCTCCCTATTTGGTGAAACGATATCGTCCTTTCGTGAAACGATGGGGGATGTTTGCGAGAAAACCCAACGCGAAATCGAGACCGAGCTCCGGGAGGAGATCGACGACCACGTGCGGGCATGGTGCCGGGCCTTCGGCTACATTCCCGCCCTGCTTAACCGGCGGATCAAGGGGCAGTTTGAAAAGGCGCGGGAGAACATGACGGTAAAGGAGCTGGAGCGCGTCAAGGTGTGGCTGGCCGGGAATTATCAGGTTCCGGAGAGGCGGGCGGGGATGGGATTGGAGAGGGTGAGGGTATGACGTCGATGAAGTGGACGCCGGAGCAATACGCCGAATACATGGCAAGGAAGGGTCAGCCGGCCCCCTTGCCCGCAAAGCCATCAAAGTACCACGCCGTCATGGAGGAGTGCGACAACATCAAATTCCAGAGCAAGAAAGAGGCGAAATACTACAGGGAGCTGTTGTGCCGGGTCCATGCCGGAGAAGTGAAATATTTCCTCAGGCAGGTGCCGTTTGAGCTGATTGGCGGCATCAAATACCGAATCGACTTTATGGAAGTATGGAACGATGGTTCTATCCACTGGATTGACGTCAAGGGATTCAAAACCCAAACATACAGGATGAAAAGACGGATGGTGGAAGCGAGCTATCCGATCAAAATAATCGAGGCATAAAGATGGCTGAAGGGCGAATGTTGAAAAAAGTTATCTGTGAATCTCCCCGTCTCGCGGCGCTCAAAAACGACACGCATCGCCTGATTTATACCTGGCTGATACCCCATTTAGACGTTGAGGGCAGGCATTCTGCCGATCCGCGCGTCGTAAAATCACATGTCGCGCCACTACTCGACCATATTTCTCATAAAATTATCCGGAGTTCTCTCAATGACATGGCTGTTCATAACTTAATCATTCTCTACTCGATAGATGGTCAAGATTTCCTTGAATTATGCAGGTTTAAGAAACATCAGGTATTGAGAGAGGGGAGGGAAAAGCCATCAGATATTCCCCCCTCTACTCCGTCGGCCCTCCGTCGGCCCTCCGTCGATACCGCCCGACAAGAGAAGTTAATAGAAGATAAGTTAATAGAAGCTAAGGGGCACGACCTTAATCAGCCTGTTGATAACTCAGCCCCGCCGCCCCAAAAAGAGGCCCCTTTAGAAAAGCCAAAAAGCCAAAACACCCATGGCGAAAGGTGGACGGAAAAGCAAGGCGCCGATCTGGACGAGCTGATGCAGGACATCAAATCCAGAAAAGGGCCTCGATATCATCAAAGCCTCTACATCACCGTCCAGGCAAACTATAACCGATGCAATCCCGACGCAATGCTCCATTGTCTGCAAAATCTGATCAGGGATCTACTTGCCGATAAACCAATCCCCTACCCTGGGCCATGGTTGGACGCTGCACTAAATGGAAACGGAAAACAGGCTGGAGAGAATGGGAAGTTTGAAGCGGCTGAGGCGGAAAAGGAAAGTGAAGAGATGAAAGGCGCTCCCCTATCTGATGCGGTTAAGGGATTGACTGCCGGTATTGGATCGAGGGCATCACCATAGGAGTGTGGCCATGGACGACACTGTGCGTGAGGACATTGGATATCGGGAGGGTGAGATGAAGGATCAGGTCTATCCACAACGGGTAAGATTTCAGGTTGAGAAGAAACGGATCCGGTACACACAAGGCGAACTCAAGGGGCAGGAAAGGGAGTTGAACGTGGCGATTGCCGATGACCTGATTGAGAGAGGGTTTGCGGTGTCCGTGTCGAGGGAAGCGGGGGAGGAAGGGTGACACCATGCTCGTAATCATAATCATCATGATCATCGTCGTGGCGCTGGGTGTGTGGCTCCTGTGCAGGGCGACAAAGCAGCGGGAAGAGTACAATCGGGTTGTGATGCAGAACGTGAAGAGGAAGTAATGCCAAAGATCAACACACTCAAGCCAAGGATCAGCACCATTGATACGCGGCAGGGATCGAGCGTCGCTGTTGAGCGCATCAGAGGTTACGAGCTGACAAAGATCAGGGAACGCATACTGCTACGTGATGGGTACGCATGCCAAGTATGTGGGCGTGTGTCTGTCCATAACCTTGTTGATCATATCGTACCGTTACATTTAGGTGGGCGTGAGAGTGACGAGAATCGGCAGACGTTGTGTGGGGTTTGCCATGATTTGAAATCGGCGAGAGAAGAGAAGGTGAGGGGGGCGGGTCAAATCTCTGGCGGGATTAAAGCCAAGTAACCGCATGGTTTCTCATTCGCAGAATTAATTTGGCGTTTGAACATTTTAAGACGAAAGTTCAAACCGTAAAGTTCAAAAAAGTTCAAAAGGGGTATTGAAGATGAGAGGCGGATATCGACCGGGATCAGGGCCACAAAAGGGAACTAAGTATGGGCCGAGGAAACCGAAAACGGACGGAGCGGGCAAGAAGAAGCGTGTAAAGAAGCCCGGCAAGCCTCCAGGCATCCCCGCGGACATCACACAGGCCGCCGCCGCCGAGAACATGACCCCTCTCGCCTACATGCTCAAGGTGATGAACGATGCCGAAGCCGCGAAGGAACGTCGCGACCGCATGGCAGTAGCCGCCGCTCCCTTTATCCATCCCCGCAAGGGCGAAGGCCAGGGCAAGAAGGATGAAAAGGCGGACCGGGCGAAAGCGGCCGGATCCGGGAAATTCGCGGCAAGTAAGCCGCCCCTAAAGCTGGTAAGTAAAAAATGAATTGGCAAACCTCATGCAAAGATTGGGAGCGCCGCGTCCTCGCCGGTGAATCCCTGATCACCTTCCCGCCGCTGTTTCCTCAAGAGGCCGACAGTGCCCTCGCCGTATTCAAGGAGCTCCACCTTGTCGATGTCCTGGGCCGTCCGACTTTGGGTGAGGCGGGCCGTCAATGGCTTTTCGATTTTGTTGGAACGATCTTTGGGGCGTATGATCCGGTTGAGGGACGGCGGCTTATTCAGGAATTCTTTCTATTGATCAGTAAAAAGAACTCAAAATCAACCGGCGCCGCGGCGATCATGCTGACCGCCTTGATTCGTAATTGGCGAGATTCCGCTGAATTCCTGATTCTTGCGCCTACTGTGGAGATCGCGCAGAATTCATTCTCTCCCGCCCGTGACATGGTGAAGGCCGACGAGGAGCTTTCCGATCTATTCCTGATTCAGGAGCATTACCGGCAGATCACGCACCGGGGGAACGGCGCCGTCCTGAAGGTCGTCGCTGCCGATAACGAGACGGTCGGCGGCAAGAAGGCGACGGGAATCCTGATTGATGAGGCGTGGATTTTCGGCAGTCGGGCGAACGCAGAAAACATGCTGCGGGAGGCCTGTGGTGGGCTCGCCTCAAGACCGGAGGGGTTTGTTATCTGGCTGTCAACGCAATCCGACGCGGCACCTTCAGGAGTGTTCAAGCAAAAACTGGGCTATGCGCGGGGGGTACGGGACGGAAAGATTGACGACAACCGTTTCCTACCGGTCCTATATGAATTCCCTGATTCCGTCTTGAAAGAGAAGCGGCACCTTGACCCGAAGATGTTTTACGTCACAAACCCAAACCTCGGTGCGTCGGTTGATGAAGAGTATATCAACCGGGAGTTCAGAAAGGCGGAAAACGACGGTCACGAGTCCATGCGTGGCTTCCTTGCCAAACATCTGAACGTCGAAATGGGTATGGCCCTCAAAACGCAACGGTGGGCCGGTGCAGACTTCTGGGAAGTGGCCGGCGGGACCGTGACCCTCGACCTGATTCTTGAACGATGCGAGGTAATTGAGATCGGTATCGACGGCGGCGGACTCGACGACCTTCTCGGCCTGGCCATCCTCGGCCGGGAAATCGAAACCGGGAACTGGTTGCTCTGGACGCGGGCATGGTGCAACCCGATCGCTATTGAGCGCCGGAAGTCTGAGGCACCAAAATACCATGACTTTGAAAAGGACGGCGATTTGACCATCGTCTCGGAGATCGGGCAGGACCTCAAGCGGGCGGGAGAGATCGTCAGAAAGTGCGAGGCCACGGGTCTCCTTGATCGAATCGGCGTCGATCAGCACGGGCTCGGATCAATCGCCGACGAACTGGAGGCGGGCGACGAAAAAGGCGACGGAAAGATTGAACACGACCGGATCGTCGGTATTCCTCAAGGATGGCGGCTCAACGGGGCGATTAAGACGGCAGAGCGCAAGGTGGCGGAGAAAGCCCTGATTCACGGCGGGCAGCCACTTATGGCCTGGTGTGTCGGAAATGCCAGAGTCGAGCAGAAGGGGAACGCGATCAGCATCACGAAACAGGCGAGCGGAACCGGGAAGATCGATCCGCTCATGGCGATGCTGAATGCGGTGGCGCTCATGGCGATGAATCCAGAGGCGCGGGTCGTCGGGAATGTGTATGATAAATATGAACTTGTGAGGGGATGACATGACGGATATTCTGATTGGCTGGAAAGAGATTTCAACCTACCTTCGTGTCAGTGAAAGGACGGCCCAGCGATATCGTGAAGAAAGAGAACTCCCGATTGAGAAGGACCCCGCCGGACATCCTATTATCAAGAAATCCGCCGCCGAAGAGTGGCGTTTGAAAGAACAATCCATCTAAATGTCGCATATTGGCGCCTTTTGGCGCCTTTTGTCCGTTGTGAATCAAAAATAAATTTCTAATAATATAGCCGTATAGGTAAATTGTCAAACTTGATACTTTTGACGTTTAAGGGCTGTATTGTGATGAAATAGTGAAGAAACTCCTTGAGTTTATCAGCTGCGTAATAGGCCTCCGGGAAGTCCTCCTGATTTCCGGCTTCGTTGCGCTCGGTTACGGCCTCTATCTCTTCCGGCCATGGATATCGTTTGCCGCCTGCGGATCATTGCTGATCGTGGGCGGTCTTTTTTTTATGAAGGCTGAATAATGGGCTTTCTATCGAAACTTAGACCGATGGCCATGGACTCCGGCGACCTCGCCCGGATGATCGGCTCCGTCTATGGCGGCGGTTCTACATCCACGGGGATCTCCGTAAACTCTGATTCGGCCATGCGGGCCATGGCCGTCCATACCTGTGTTGTTATCAAAGCCAATGCCCTTGCACAACTCCCCTGTCACCTCATGCAGATAAACGGAATAAATAAGGATGTTGCTTCCGAGCACTATTTATATCGGATTTTACGCGATCAACCTAACGAATGGATGACCGCCCCTGAGTTCTGGGGTATGGCATCGGCCTGTCTGGATCTTCGCGGGAATTTTTTCGCCCTCAAAAGCGGTCTTCCGGGGCGACCGATCCGGGAGCTCATCCCCCTTGCCATCGGATCGGTTCAGGAAGTTATCCAGACCCCGAATTATGGACTTTTTTATAGAGTTCTACGTCCTACCTTTGACAACCGCGCCTCCGATCTTGCGAGTCAGGGAGTTGGTCAGTTGGCTGGTGGCACCCTTGATACCATTCCCGGCAACCGTATCATGCATATTCGTGGCCTCGTTCTCAACGGATTCATGGGCCTCAATCCCATTGCTTACGCCCGCGAATCAATCGGCCTTGCCCTCGCCACCGAGAAACATGGTGCGAAGTTGTTCGGCCAGGGGACCATGATCGGTGGTGTTCTCACCATGCCTCCCGGTCAGTTTTTTAAGGATCGTACTAAAGCAAAAGAATTCCTGGATGACTTCAATGAAAATTATTCAACCGTCACGAATGCCCACAAGTCGGCCTTACTGGAAAACGGCGTGACCTGGACAAAGATGGGGATGACCTCCGTTGATTCGCAGTTCCTTGAGGCTCGCCATTTCCAAAAAAAAGAAATCGTTGACCTCTTCTTTGGCCTTCCGCTTTCCATGATGACAGAGGGCTCCCGCACGGCGACCTATGCTTCAGCACCGGCATTTTCTCAGGATTTCGTAAACTACGCACTCGTCCCCCGGCTCGTGAACATTGAAAAGGCCATTGCCCGCGATCTATTCACCGAAGAGGAAAAGAAGACATACTACGCGAAATTCGACGCCACTGAATTGCTACGCGGCGACATCAAAAGTCGGTTCGAGGCATACGCAATCGGCATTGAAGAAGAGGTTCTTAATCCAAACGAGTGCCGGGGTTGGGAAGACCTTAACCCGTATCCAGGAGGCGATATCTACAAGGCCAGAAAGACATCGAAAGCGCCGGACGGAACACTTGGGGCGCAAGGAGCATAGCCATGAAATTATCCTATCGCAATCCGAAAAATGCCATCGCAGTCGCGGCCTATTGGGGGAAGTCTCTCGACAAGCCGGACTGGTACGAATTCAAAGCCCTCTCCGGCGACACGGCAGAGATCTTCATCTTCGATGTGATCGGGTGGCCTTTTAACGATATCGGCGGCCTCATCCGCAGCATGGCGGCGGAGAAAGACAAGCCGATCCTGGCCCGGATCAATTCGCCCGGCGGTGATGTCTTCGACGGCATGAGCCTTTACAACGCTTTTGCCAATCATCCGGGAGGCGTGACGGTCAGAATTGAAGGGCTCGCGGCCTCCATCGCCTCCATTGTCTCCATGGGCGGGAAGAAAGTCGAGGCATATCAGAACACAATGCTGATGGTCCATAACGCATGGACCGTAATAGGCGGCGATCATAACGCCATGCGGGAAATTGCCGACATCATCGAAAAAATCAGTGGGCAAATGCAGGATGTCTATACCGGGAAAACTAAGTCCGGCAAAAAAGAAATGAAGGCGATGATGGATGAGGAAACCTGGCTTACGGCGAAGGAGGCCGAAGCAAAGGGCTTCATTGATACCGTCTTGACTTCTGGCAAGGGGGCAAAGGGTCAGTTCGACCTCTCTGTCTACGCCAACGTCCCCGATGACCTTCTGGAAGATCGGGAATTGACCGAACGGGATGCAGAGAGAGCCCTGCGGGATGCCGGGTTTTCACGACATAAAGCCAAGGCCCTGCTTGCGGGACGCTCTCAGGATACCGAAGGCGCGGAAGATTTAATCGCAGCATGTAAAAGAACTCTATCAATCATAGGAGGATAGCAAAATGGACGAATTAAAGAAACTCATCGAAGCAATGGGCCGTGCCTTTGAGGAATTCAAGGCGGCGAATGATACACGGATCAAGCAGATCGAAGCAAGGGGCCATGCTGATCCGCTCCTCGTCGAGAAAGTAGACAAAATCAATGCCGCGGTCGGGGAGTTCGCGGCTTTGAAGCGGCAACTTGAGGCAATCGAAACGGCTGTCGCCCGCACTCAGTTCTCCGGAGGCGGGTCAAGCAAAACCAATCCTGCAATAGCGGCCTATGCGGCAGCCCATAACAAGTGGCTCCGCACGGGAGCCGATGCCGGTCTCCGGGATCTCGCAATCCAGGCGGCCATGACCACGCAGGACGACACGGCGGGCGGCTTCCTGGTCTCCGATCCGGTTCATGGCCCCATGAAAGAAGTCCTGAGCTTGATATCTCAGATGCGGTCCTTGGCAACCGTCATTTCCATCGGAACTTCGGAATACAAGGCCCTTGTGGACCAGTTGGGGGAGACCTCCGAGGATGCAAGCGAAACCAGCACACGAGCCGAAACCGATACGCCGGGTCTCAAGGAAATCTCCATTGTCCCGCAGGAAATGGACGCAACGCCGAAGGTTACACAGACCATGCTCGATGATGCGGCATTCGACATTGAGGCTTATGTCGGGCGCTTCCTGGGGCGTACCTTCGCCAAGCGTGAGGGGACGTGGTTTTGGGAAGGGTCGGGCGTCAAACAGGCGAAGGGAATCAGTGCCTATACCATGATCGCTAACGCCTCCTATGCCTGGGGGAAAGTCGGCTATGTTGTCGGCGGCCATGCAACGTTGTTGAACAAGGCCGATGCTCTGATCGAACTCCAGCATGCCCTCAAGAGGCCTTATCGCGCCGGATCGACGTTCCTGATGAACGATACGACCCTCCTGGCCATTCGCAAGCTCAAGGATGGTGAGGGAAATTATCTGTGGCGGCCCGGTCTGGAGCAGGGTGCTTCCGAAACCCTCCTCGGCAAACCAGTTGCCATTGATGATTTTGTCGATGACATCGGGGCCAACACGTATCCGATCTGGTATGCCAATTTCAAAGAGGCTTATCTGATCGTGGACCGCATGGGTGTGCGGATGCTGCGTGATCCTTACACGGCGGCACCTTACGTGAAGTTCTACACCACGAAGCGGGTTGGCGGCGGGATTCAGATGTATGAGGCAATCAAGGCACTTAAGATTTCCGTCTAAGCGTAAAAGGACCACTTTACAGGGGCGGGGATAACTCCCCGCCGCCCACAACCCAAAATTGGAGGATACGAAAATGAAAGACCTTTATAACCATATCAAGACGATCCAGGCAGTCGAACCCTTTAAGGTTCTGGATGCCACCGTCCCCACAACGGTCGAGATTGACCTCGCCGGGTTCAATTCGGCAGTCATCGAAATAAGTCATGCCGAAAAGCCGGTGGGGGATACCGGAACCATCGATGTGACCCTTACCCATGCCGATGATGACGGAACCGGCGTGGCCGGATCTTATACCGCCGTTGCGGCGGCAGATGTCCAGGGCGTGACACCTGTAGCCGGAGTCATTCTGAACCTCGCAACTGCGTTAGTGGCGAAAGCCATTCACAGGGTCGGCTATATCGGCGGAAAGCGGTTCATCAAAGCCGCCGTGACGGAAACCGGGTCGAATGCGACCGGCACGCTCATGTCGATTACGATCATCAAGGGGCATCCTCTGGATGCACCGCCCCTGTAACCTTAACCGTCCCTTTTAGTAGGGTAGGAGGCCGGGGCTTCTCCGGCCCCGGCCTCTGTAACCAACGGAGATGGAGGATTGAAA